CAAAAAAAGAAGAACCAACTGTAGACAACGAGGTTGGTAAAATAAAAGTAAAACAAAAAAAAGAAAAACAACCTGTTAACAACGAAACAAAAGGTAATATTACAAAAGTTCAAGAAAAAATGAAAATGAAACCTATAGATATGGATAAACAAACTGTAACTAAGGTTGATTTAAATAAACCACCAAAACCAGAAGAAAATGAAGTTAAAGAAGATAACACTAACAACGAGGGAGTGGCTCCAAAGTCTGAGGATGCCAACACCCCAAAAGAACAAGAAGAAGTACAACCGAAAACAGAAGCACAAGAAACTCCAGCGTTAGAAGAAATTACTGACGAAAAGGTAGAAGAAAAAGTAGAAAAAACTAAAGAAGAAATTAAAAAGACTGTTGCTGAGGTTGAAAAAACAAGTGAACCTCTTCCTGAAAATATCCAAAAGTTAGTTGACTTCATGAAAGAAACTGGTGGTGATCTAAATGATTATGTTAAACTTAATCAAGATTATAGTAAACTAGACAATCAAGATTTATTATACGAGTACTATAAGCAGACAAAACCACATTTAGATAATGAAGAAATTAATTTTCTTATGGAAGATCAGTTTTCTTATGATGAAGAAAACGATGATGAAAAAGAAATAAAAAGAAAAAAATTAGCGTTAAAAGAGCAAGTTGCCAGCGCTAAAAGCCACTTGGACGGGCAAAAGTCCAAATACTATAAAGATATCAAAGCTGGTTCAAAACTTACAACTGAACAACAAAAAGCTGTAGATTTCTTTAATAGATACAAGAAAGAAGAAGAACAAACTGAAGAAAGAAAATCTCTATTTGAAAATAAAACTAATCAAGTTTTTAACGATGGGTTCAAAGGTTTTGAATATAACGTCGGTGATAAAAAATACAGATTTAATATTAACAACAAAAATGAAGTAAAAAATAATCAATCTGATTTAAGCAACTTTGTCGGAAAGTTTCTAGACGAAAATAATAATATGTCAGATGCAAATGGTTATCATAAATCTTTGTTTACAGCAATGAACTCAGATGCTGTTGCTAAGCATTTTTATGAACAAGGAAAAGCGGACGCTATGAAAGATAGTATAGCTAAAGCAAAAAATGTAAATATGGATCCAAGGCAATCTCATGGAGTTGTAGAAGCGGGAGGTATTAAAGTTAAAGTATTAGGTGAGGATTCTTCCGATTTCAAATTTAAAATAAAAAACAAAAATAAATAATAATTAAAAATTTAAAATTATGGCAATTACTGCAGGAAGTAGTTTGAATAAAGCTTTGCCAGCAAAACCGCAAGCGTTATCATCAAACTACATTGACTTCAACCAAGATATGGGTTGGGCTCAACAATATTTACCAGATCTAATGGAGAAAGAAGCTGAAGTGTTCGGACCAAGAACTATTTCAGGTTTCCTTTCACAAGTTGGAGCTGAAGAAGCGATGGCTGCTGATCAAGTTATTTGGTCTGAGCAAGGTCGTTTACATTTATCTTACAAAGGTCACGTTGAATCAAACGCAGGTGGTACAGGTTCTGGTGGTGAGATAGAAATTGAAGTTGATATTGATGGAAATGATGTTGGTAGTGATCACGGTGTTAGAGTTAATGACACTGTAATCGTTGCAAACTCTGAAGGTGTTGTTAAGTGTGTTGTTACAGCTGTTGATACATCAAACTTAATTGATGTGCAACCATATGACTTTGCATCTTTAAACACTGCTGGTTTATCAACTACTGGTGGAACTCAAACTACTACTATATTAGTTTACGGTTCTGAATACGGTAAAGGAGACAGTTACAACGCTAGTGATGGTAGTACAACTACTGAGCAAAGAGGTGGTAACGAACCTTCATTCAAAACTTACTCTAACAAACCAATTATAATGAAAGACTACTACGAAGTGTCAGGTTCTGATACGGCTAGAGTTGGTTGGGTTGAAGTAACTTCTGAAGGTGGAGCTGCTGGATACATGTGGTATCTAAAAGCTGAAGCTGATACAAGAGCTAGATTTACTGACTACTTAGAGATGGCAATGTTAGAAGGTGAGTTAAACCTTGTGGCTTCTCAATTAGATGGTAATGCTCTTATCGCAGGTTCTAGCGCTGGTGCTGGAAACGTTGGTACTGAAGGATTATTTGCTGCTATTGAAGCTAGAGGTAATATTACTTCTGGTGTTACCGGTGTTAATGCACAAACTGATTTAGCTGAGTTTGATGCAATACTTGCTGAGTTTGATAAGCAAGGAGCTATTGAAGAAAACATGATGTTTGTAAATAGAGCTACTAGTTTAGCTATTGATGACATGTTAGCTTCTATGAATTCTTATGGAGCTGGTGGTACTTCTTACGGAGTATTTGATAATTCTGAAGACATGGCGCTTAACTTAGGTTTCTCTGGTTTTAGAAGAGGTTCTTATGACTTCTATAAATCTGACTTTAGATACTTAAACGATAAAGCAACTAGAGGTGGTATTAATACTGCTAATACTGCTAACGCAATTAGAGGGGTTATGATTCCAGCTGGTACTTCAACTGTTTATGATCAAATGATGGGGAAAAACCTAAAACGTCCATTTTTACATGTTCGTTATAGAGCTTCTCAAACTGATGACAGACGAATGAAAACATGGG